TCCCCATCTCCCAGCCTCACCCATTCCAGAAACGCCAATGCCCCCAATCACCGCCACACCCGCCCCGATCTCCCGCCGCTTCTCCGTCGCCCCCATGATGGATTGGGCGTAGTAGTTCACCAGCGCCCCAGCCAGACTGGCTAATCCGCCGAAAGCTCATCGCTTTGTAGCAATTTCTAAGCAAGCTGCAATTGCTGCCTGACACGGGCACTGCCGGTACTATGCTTGTATTTTTTCTCGAAAGGAGTCGACGCCATGCCAAGCAATTATTCGCTGCCGGATGTGCTGGAAAGAATCTTCGAAAATCAGCAGGCTCTGGAAGCAGCCATTATGGAGTTGACCCTCCTGGTTGAGGAGCAAGGGGCGCAGGAAGTGGGCGGAAATGTCCGTGGCGCACTGTGGACCATGGGTGAAAACGCCGGCCATATCAAACAGGGCCTGGCGCGATTGAAGAAATTGGATATCGGTTAAGTTATATCGGGGTAAATTCTGGGTACCAGTTCTGTCCACTTCACAGGCGGCTATAGCCAGGAGCGGACGTTTCGAATTGGAAAATTAAGAAACGGAAAAGCCTGAATTTGCCGTTCTCGATGGCTAGTTCTGTTTGCCACTGCGGTCGCTTCGGGCCGGTACCGAATATCGCCCCCGTAAACGCTTCGATTTCAATGTCCGATCGAAATGATGAGTGAGGTGATGCAAAAGGCCATGGGTACCGGCACGAGCTGCCCACTTCAATCCAACACCTACTTTGCACCCAACTCCTGCAACCGCCTTATATTTCATTTCGACATTCTTGCCAGAAAGCTGAAACTGGTCTTTAGTGATGGCATATGGCCTACTCTCGCACATGGAGGTTCAGAATGAGTCGGTTACTAATTTTGGTTATGATTCTTGTCTTGCAGGGTTGCACCATCTTCGAACCTCAATTAAAGGCAGTTAAAAATCTCATTTTCAAGGAGCCCGTCATTTTCCCAAAGTTCGACAACTATTTGAAAGCTCGTAACAAGCCAGAGAAAGACGACAGCAAGTTAATGGCTGCAGCGACTCAAGATTTTTATGACGCAGTTAAGTTCTGTAATGAAAAAATGGAAAACAGTCAGTATTACGGAAGACAAGCGGCTCAAAATAGATTGGGACTTGGAAGTATAGGCGCGCTAGCTGGTGGAGTAATTGCTCCATCATTGGCTGCTGGGGGAGCAGCGAAGTCAGCAATTGCGGGGTGGTCAGGTTTGTCAGGTGTTACTAACTCAATGATGATAGACTTTGATAAAAGCCCATTGAGCCACGAAGCATATTTCCAGGAACGTAGGGAAGTAGCGCGAGAACTAAAAGCCAATATTTTATCCGCAGCTAGAGCGGAAAACGCTCAGGCGAAAGTAGATGCAAGCATCACTCTTGCCTCAATGTGTGAGGCCGCTGGTGTCACTGGCGCGGCACAAGAAGCACCTGTAGACGCAATAAAATATCCCAAAGCACCGGCTGACATTGCGAAGTCGAAGACTGAAGTAGCGAAAGCTGCAGAACTAGCCGCTAAAGAAGCAGATGAAGAGTTAAAGCAAGCAATGATAAAGGTCGATGCAGCCAACTTAGCTGCGGCAAATGCTAAGAATGCGGCAGCAGCAGAAGCTGCAGAGCAGGCAAAAGCAGCATTGGATGCCTCAAAGGTGGCAGCGAAGAAGGCAGCCGACGCAGCAAAACTAGTCCAGTAGGTAGTGTCAGTCCTGAGGCAGTACGAGATAACTAGTTTTCAATTAGTAAATCCTTACTCGAATATAAAAATTTAGGCAAGACAGAATTATCAACAATGCCTCGCACACCCCGATTGTGCTTGGGTATGTGGCGGTTTTGGCGGGAGATGCCAGTGTTTGTTGGCCATAACGCGCATTCTTGCCTGCTTGCACAAATGCATAGTGGGCATTGAATGGCATGGTTTGGCGTACGGTTTGCCCCATTTTTGCCCCATTCACCATTGCTCCCTCATTCCCAAATCAGCTGGACACTCTTTCGCCTCGACAACTTCTTCCAGGCTCCAACAGCGGTCACTGTCATTGCTATGCTTGGGCTTTCTCGAAAGGAATCGACACAATGCCAAGCGATTATTCACTGTCAGATGTACTGGAAAGGCTGTACGAAAACCAGCAGGCATTGGAGGCGGCCATTATGGAGTTGACACTGCTGGCTGAGGAGCAAGGGGCACGGGAAGTGGGCGGAAATGTCCGTGGCGCACTGTGGACCATGGCTGAAAACGCTGGCCATATCAAACAAGGCTTGGCTCGATTGAAAAAATTGGACATCGGTTAACCGATTGCATACCCAAGACCCGTCGACAGTCATGTCGAGGTTGATTCGGGGGAACGAGCCCGGTTCCCTCGCAGGCAGCTATCAGCAGCCAAAAGCAGCCTCTTTGGCGCGCCCGCGCGCAGCCGAAAACACGTCAGTTCAATCAAGAATGGGACGAAGGAAACTGCGCTCGTAGCTCAGGATGAATTTTTGCTCGGTAGCCTGCGTCACCAATTGAACGCACTCAGGATCTACTCCGGCCTCCCTACGGTATTGCTCATAATCTGCCAGGCTGGAAAAGCTGAATAGACAATAAGCGATGTTGTTGGCGCCTTCGGCTGGTAGAAAGTAGCCGTGGTGGTTTCCTCCCATACGGTTCACCACACGAATCCAATGACGAGAATAGCTTTCGAAAGCAGGGATCTGGTAGGGATCGATTACATACCTGACGTGGCAAGTGATCACTGGATCATTCCTTTGAAAATGAGGAAACCGCTATTCTACATATGCCATAAAACTGAGTCGTCGATGGCAGTTTTGGGTCGATTCAGCCCCTCTCAACAGGCAGCAATCGGCCCAGAAGCAGACCTACGAAATAATGTGCTGAACTCTGCACCACCCAGACTACAAATGCGAGAAAGCCTTGGAACCTAATTCAACGCCTGACCCGGTCGAAACGGCTGGACAACTAAGGGCACGTCGAGAGGCGATGCAAGCTGAGGCTGCATCGTTGCTCGGACAGATGCTCTTCGCGTTCTCGTGCGTCGATGTGAATTTAGGGCTCTGTTTGGCGTGGTTAGACAAGGGCATAAAATTGGAAACCTTATCGAATTCGATCGAAGGGCAGAGCATCCATACGAAACTCGAAATGCTTTCGACGCGAGTCGCAGAGAGCTTACCGGCCGGCTCCAAACGCCGTGCGGCCTATGAACGCTGGATTGAGCGTGTGCATGCCGCTCGGGTACAGCGCAATCAGATGGTCCACGGTCGATGGGGCGTCGAGGCGCACCGTCACAAGATCGTCAATGTCATTGGACTTCCCTCCGGTGCGCAGCAATGCTTTGAATACAGCCTTGCGGAGTTGGCCGCGTTCAACAAAGAGTTGTGTGCATTAGAGCGAGAGCTAGCCAGGCTACGAACACACTGGCCCCTCTAGGCGGCTCGCCTGAAAGAGGCGGAATCACCGACTTCAATGTCTAGCGAAAACAGAGGATCCAGCACCAGCACGGACGCGTTAGCCACCGCCGAGTCTACAGGCCTTCTCAACGTCTGCTATCGGGATACAGCTACTTGCGCTTTGGGTCGAATCGGTCATTGGCATGACCTTCGAGTAAAGCGAAGATAGGGATTCGAACCCCTTCTAGCGTCCCCAAGGACCGTTATAGACCGTCAAACACGGTATATTTCTACTCTGCTCTTAGCGTACTGCGGACTATGGCGGCCCTGAATCTGCCCTAAAACATTCCCATTTAGCAGAGCTGAACGTGATCGAGCTGAGGTCGTTCGGTGGCAACTGGCAACCTTTATGATGGGTTGTAGTTACCGAAGCTTTAGCCTTTTTAAACCACGGCACTCAGCACTACCAGATTTCTTCTGTACCAGTTATGGACCACTGAGATCCTTCCATCGGTGCGGTTCACACCCAACGTTGCGGCGGTCGCCTCAGACTTTGAAGTCAGTGGAGAGAGCCAGCTCTTTCCACTCAGCCAGTTGCGCAGCGACAAAGCGGTTCTTCTCCTCGATACGCGCTACTGTGTCACTGCCCAGTGCCAGACGCTGTGGCGGTTTCGGGGTATTGACCAAGGCCAACATGGCCTCGGCAAACTTCACGGGATCGCCGGGCTGCGCGTGATTGGCGGCAGCGGCAAAACGACGCATTACACCGACCGTTTCTTCGTAGTCCGGCAACTCCAGTGCGGTCTTGATCAGTGACTGCTCGTCTAGGAAGTCGGTGCGAAAGAACCCTGGCTCGACCACCGTTGCGTGAATCCCCAGAGGCGCCAGCTCCTGATGCATGGCCTCGGTAATGCCCTCCACCGCAAACTTGGTGGAGCCGTAGACACCCCACCCCATATAGGCCTGATAACCGCCGATGGACGAGATGTTGATGACGTGGCCGCTGCGTTGGCGACGCATATGCGGCAGCACTGCGCGGGTCACGTTGAGTACGCCGAACACGTTGGTGGCGAATAGCCGTTCCGTTTCGCTGGCACTGGTTTCTTCCACCGCACCCAACACACCGAAACCGGCATTGTTGATCAGCACGTCGATACGCCCGAAACGCTTGATGCCTTCTGCCACCGCCTGGTGCGCTTCTTCCTCGCGGGTAACGTCCAGACGAACGGCCAGGAGGTTGGGATGCTCGCCCAGTCTGGCGATGATCTCTTCAGGTTTGCGCGCGGAGGCAATCACGGTGTCGCCGGCACGCAGGGCGTGTTCTGCGATCAGAGTGCCAAAACCACGGGAAGCTCCAGTAATGAACCAAGTACGCATTTCAACTCCTCCTGTCGGCGACCCGTGCGACACGCAGGGCCTTCTCGATGAGTTGATGCCACTTTAAGGTTGTGATACTCATGTGATAATCCCACTAATTTTGCATGACTTTGTGAAATACACTCATAAATGAAAACGCCATCCACCTCCGACCTAACGATCTTCCTGTGCATCGCTCAGCATCTGAATTTCAGCCGTGCAGCTGTGGAACTTGGCCTCACGCCCTCGGCCTTGAGCCATTCATTGCGCGCCCTGGAGAATCGCCTGGGCGTGCGTTTGTTCAACCGCACCACTCGCAGCGTGGCGCTGACCGAGGCCGGAGCACGGCTCTATGCCCGTCTGAAACCGGCGTTTCGTGACATCGACGACGCCCTGGAGGATCTCAACAATTTTCGCGACAAGCCCTCGGGCAACCTGCGCATCACCGCGGGTCGGCAGGCGTGCGAATTGGTGTTGTTGCCGATTGCCAGCGAGTTTTTGCAGGACTATGCGGATATCAGCCTGGAGATCGTCGAAAGCGACGCACTGCTCGATATAGTGGCCGGCGGTTTTGATGCGGGGGTACGCTTTGGCAATCGCTTGGAAGCGGACATGGTGTCGCTACCCATCGGGCCGAACATGCGCTCGATGGTCGTGGGCTCGCCGTCATTCTTCGAGCGCCATGCTCCGCCACAGAAACCTGAGGATTTGCATGGCGTGCCGTGTATCCGCCATCGGTTCCCCAGCGGCTCGATGTACCGATGGGAGTTCGAACGCGGCGGTATTACCCAGGAAATCGAAGTCAGCGGCCCACTCACCCTCGGCGACGTGAGCCTGATGGTCGGTCCGGCGCTGCAAGGCGTGGGCCTGGCTTACGTGTTCGAAGACATGGTCACCGGGCACCTGGCTGACGGGCGTCTGATCCAGGTACTGGCGAACTGGTGCCCCTACTACCCCGGCCTGCATCTGTACTATCCAAGCCGCCGCCATGTACCGGCGCCGCTCAAGGCCTTCATCGACTTTGCCCGCTCGGCCCGCGAGCAGTCCAGGGAAGGATCATTCCAGTAGCGAGACCAGATGCGGCTCAATTGAGGTCTCAAGCACCTCAAGCAGAATCAGCGTCACCGGCAGCTTGAAGCGCCGCCGTCCCGCGCTGCCGGGATTGAGATATAACTGTTCGCCGCGCCACTCTATGCGTGGCTTATGCGAATAGCCGGTGATCACCAGCTTTATACCTGCATCGATCACGACTGGGACATCGGCGATGTTCATGCACCAGCAGAGTCTGCGCTTACATGGGCACAGGCTTCGCCCACCGATTGGTCCACTCACGAATAAAAACGTGAGGTCCCTAGGTGGTAAGGGCATAAGTAATTTCCATAGTGTTTATTTTTTCCAACGCGGAGTATTTGGATCGAGCTGCTATGGTTTTCTATATCGGACAGCCCCCCAAAGAGGCATCGCAATGAGCGAGTACAGGATGTTAAAAATCAGCTATAACGAGCTTGGTTATCCGATGGAGTTGTTTATCGCCGCGCCGTTGTATTCGAGACCAGATGAGTACGCTGCGCTATTCAATATTCTTAGACAGTATGAAAACCAGAAGAACGTTGACATTGATTTGACAGCGATCGGGACAGACCAGCTGCGTCCGCAGGCGGCAGCGTTAGGTATAACCGACGTCACATGGGAATTCGTATAGAGCAAAACGGGCCCTTGTTCGGAGGGCCTGGTGCATGAATGCCAGGCTGCATGCCATTGGTGATATCAGACAGTGAGTCAAAGGGGCACAAGGATGAACGAGAGTGGGATGCTAAAAATCATTTTCAAGAAATGGGATAATCCGGTACGGATGTATATAGCCTCCCCCGACATTACGTGGGAATTCGTGTAGGGAGTGGGGTGGCACATCCAGCAACGAGGCCACGTCGCATTGCAGGCAGTATTGTTCGATGTTCATCTTATAAGGCGTATGCGCCTCCCGCTTCGCTGGACGTGATGCGCATAACTATTTTGAGCGTTGACCTGAACAAAAGTGCACGGAAAGCTTGATCCAGCGAATACTGCTTTTCTGAACCGTCACCTCGCTCGCCCTCTCCCCAAACTCTGCAGCTCATCGACTACCCTCGCCAGAATACTCGCGCCTCGATTACTGATCATCCAACCAGTATTTATATACCGAACCGTCTCGATGAATTTTTAACGGGCGCAAGCGCTAAGGCTTCAGCAGTGGCGCTTTGCCCTCGACGATCACGATTTCCGATTGCAAAACCCCGAACCGCATCGGCACCACCCTCACTCCATGAATCACCGAGAGTTTAGTTAAGTGCACAAGATTCAATGCTCACTTCTGACTTAAATGTGAATCTAGCCTTCAATATTGGATTTACCAGTTGCTTCGCTCTTTACTCAATAGTCACTACTTTGCCGTCGAAGTGAATTCGTTGAGCTATGCTTACGTTGGGATTAATGGCCACTAAGGATGGAACCTGTATGTATTCATTTCTTTATATCCAGAACTTAATTGGAGTGGCCGAATGAGCAGCTTGGTAACTTGCGTCAATCGGCGCATCTTGATCGTGGACGACATGCGGTCAATTCATGACGATTTCCGCAAGACTCTCGGCCCGGCAGCGAGTCCCGAAAATGGCTGGGCGTCTGCTGAAGAAGCCCTGTTTGGCAGCACTCCAGCCGCTGCGGTGCAAGTCTTTGAACTCGACTCCGCCTTTCAGGGCCTCGAAGCCTTGGACAAGGTCGAAGCAGCTTTGGTCAAGGATCTACCCTATGCCATGGCCTTCATCGACATGCGCATGCCCCCCGGCTGGGACGGCCTGGAAACCATCGAACGGCTCTGGCAGGTCGACCCCAAGTTGCAAGTCGTACTCTGCACCGCGTATTCAGATCACTCCTGGGAAAACATCGCCGAACGCCTGGAACTGGGTGATCGCCTGCTGATCCTGAAAAAGCCTTTCGATGCCATCGAGATCCGTCAACTGGCCTGTGCGCTGACGGTCAAATGGCAAATAGCCGAAGACGCCACCCTTAAAATGAACCTGCTGGAACAGGCTGTCGAAGAAAGGACCCGCGAACTTTTCGACGCTAACATCATCGTGCAGAACAGCCCGACCATTCTGTATCGGCTGCTTGGGGAGCCGTCGTTCCCCTTGACGTATATCTCTCACAACATCACCAAGTTCGGTCATGTCGCGGCCAATCTGGTGGCATCTGCCAACTGGGCCCGGGAGCTGATTCATCCCGAAGACCTGGAAAAACTCGACGCCGCCATGGCCCAGGTCCTGGACCGGCATGCTGTCGGCGCCTCCATCGAGTTCCGCCTGCGTACCGGTGATGGCCTGTGGCGCTGGGTGGAAAATCGCTATGTGCCGGTACGCGATGACGACGGGCGTTTGCTCGAGGTGGAAGGGATCATTATCGACATCACCGAACGCAAGCAGGCCGAAGAGCACATCACCCAGCAGGCACGCACCGACGCGCTGACCGGAATGGCCAATCGCGCGACACTCAATGAGCGTCTGCATCAAGCCTTCGCCGCCGCCCGCCGTGGCGCGACGGGGTTTGCGGTTATCTTTCTGGACCTGGATCACTTCAAACGGATCAACGACAGCTTTGGCCACACAGTGGGGGATTTGCTGCTGCAGGAGGTTGCCCGACGCATCAAGGCTTGTGTGCGAGAAAACGACGTGGTGGCACGCATGGGCGGTGACGAATTCACGATTCTTCAGCTCGATGTCAGCGACCCGACCCAGGCGGCGACCCTGGCCGCCAAGGTTCGCGAGACATTGGTGCATCCCTATGCGCTCGACGGCAACAACCTGCGCAACTCGGTCAGCATCGGCATTAGCACCTATACCAGCAGCAGCGTCAGTGCCGACAGCCTGCTGGACCAGGCCGACATAGCGCTGTACCGCTCCAAGGATCAGGGCGGCAACCAATACAACTTTCATTCCGAGGAGATCAATCAGGAAGTGCTTGACCGGTTGACTATCGCCAACGAGTTGAAATTGGCCATCGAGCGGAACGAACTCGAATTGCACTACCTGCCCGAGGTGGACCTGAGTTCAGGCAGGATTCTGGGTATGGAGGCCCAAGTGCGCTGGAACCACCCTCAGCGGGGGCTGCTGAATGCTGACACCTTCCTGCCCGCCGCGGAAAAAACCGGCGCCATCATTGCCCTGGGGCATTGGTTGCTGGACCGGGCCTGCCAGCAGATGCGGCAGTGGCGGGACCGGGACATGGCGCCGCCGGTGATCGCGATCAACCTGTCCCTGGCCCAGCTCAAAAGCGGCCCGGACCTCATTTATGACGTGCTGCGCACCACCGTACACTGGAACATTTGTCCCTGGGATCTGCGGTTCGACGTCACCGAAGCGACCCTGGCGCAGACCAAGTGGAGCCACAACGATGTGCTGCCGCGTTTGTGCGCGCTGGGGGTGAAAGTCGCCATCGCCGACTTCGGCACCGAATACTCGTCATTCGACTACCTCAAGACCTATAAGGTCAACCACATCAAGATCGCCCAGAACTTCATCGACGACGCCATTCGCGACCCGGCCAGCGCCACAACCCTACGCGCGATCATCAACTTCGCCGGTGAAATGGGGATTGGGGTGATCGCCGAAGGCGTGGAAACTCAAGAACAACGCGACTCATTGATCTCTACAGGCTCGCCTATCACGGCGCAGGGCTTTTATTTCAGTAAAGCCGTTAGCCTCCTTCAAGCCAGCGAGCTCTTGCAGATTGGCAGTATTGAACTGGACGGAAGCCGTCAAACTGCCAGACCCTAACCCGAGGCCCAAAAATGAATATTGACAGCAAGACCTTTACTGTATGGATAAACAGGTGCTAGGCTCGCCGCGCTTCGTGCACGGAGTAAGAGCCTTGCTGGACTTGCAGGGACAATCTGCAGGGACGGCGGCCGGATTGGATGTTGACGCATCCACTCCGGTCGCTCTTTTTCACTTCGGTGTTGAGACTTCTTTGGCATAGGCCTGACAGGCTGCCAGGGCGATCAGTCCTTGGTCGCCGGTATCGGTGATGCCGATAATTCGTTGAGCATGCGCGGGGTCAAGTTGGGCTCTTGTGGCGCCATGAACCATGCCGCCGGTTGAGGTGGTGGCTGACACTGTGCGGCTACTGGCTGCATCGGTGGCGTCGAGTAGGACTGACAGGCGCAGATCAGCAGTGGCAAGGCGGTCGCGCAGGCGACCTTGATCACGTTGGGCATCGCTTAGGGCTCGGTAATGGGTTTGCTCACTGGCTGAAAGCCGCCGCTCCAGGGCCAGACGTTTGGCCTGCTCGGCCTGTTGCTGCGCGACAGCGGCCAGCGTCAGTTGGTTAAGGGTTTCAGTCTGGAGGCGGGCTTGTTGTTCAAGCTGCCGACCGTAGCGCCAGTCCTGCACCTGCCACGCTAACGCGGCAGATCCACCGGCCAATGCGATCAGCAGCACACCGTTGGCCAGCAGCCGATACGGCGCGGGGATCAGGTCGATGACACGCATAGCACCGCCCTCGCCCGCTCCCACAAATGCAACCGATCTGCCAAGCCATTCAGGCCGCCGTTGATCTTACGGGTGATCGCCTCGAACTCATCCCGGTCCGCCAGCGCGTTCAGCTCACGCCCCCACCAGAACCAGGCGGCCGACTCGGCGGCCCACTGCGGCAGCTCGAGCAGCTCCGGGGTGCGCAGCAATCGTTCATCGCCGAACAGCGCCAGGCTGCAGCGCAGGTAGTTGTTGCGGCCAGAGATCTGGATCAGGCCGCGACCGCGATAACGCTGACCATCACCATCAGCCTCCGGGGTATTGCCCAGCTTCGCCGCGAGACTGCCGGTGTCGTACTTGCTCAGGTATTGGTCGCCGCCCAGTTCGCGGACGTACTGCAATTGGCCGGACTCATGCCCGACTTGAGCCAGAAAAGCCGCTTGGCGCTTCGGCGTGTTGATCTGCCGGTGCGCCATGGCGGTGTTTAGAGCGGATACAAAAACGCCCGCTTGGCGGCGGGCGTTGGGCATGATGCGTTGTAGCTGTGGCTCTGTCAGTGACATAGAGGGTCTCCATGGGGGTTGGGGGTTACGGCGCTACTGCTTGAGCTGAACGACCTTCAGATCCTTCGCCGACTTTTTCTTTTTGCCTTTGGCTTTCGCCTTGCCCTGCTTGCCGCCGTTGCACTCGACAGTCGTGCTCCAGCCGGACTGGGTGTACACCTGCTCCACCGAGTCCACCAGGTACTCGCCATCGAAACCGACCTTGAAGCCCTGGGCATCGATCGTTCGCTCGGCAAACAGGTCGGTGCGCCCAGGCATTTCCAGACGAACACCCGCCGTCGACCGGTTGAAGGCCGCCAGCCGCGCCTTGGCCGCTTGTTCGGCCGCCGACTTGTTGGGGTAGATGTGACGGTCGGTGTGCACCGGCGGCAGGCCGTCGGGGGAATCGTCGTTGTCCAGGGTGACCACGGCGAGCTTTCCGTTTTTCTTGTCCTGGTGCTTGGTCGAAACCGCCTTGTGGCTGTTGCGATCACCCAGTCGGAACCGAAAGCGGCTGACGTCACGGCGATGAAGCACAAACACGCCAAAGGCCTTGCCCGAGGCGCTCTGCCCGGCCTGCCGAGGCATCACCAGCAATTTGCCATCGGCCACCTTGGCCGTGCAGTCGTACTGCTTGGCCAGGCGGGTGATAAAGTTGAAATCCGACTCGTTGAGCTGATCGGCCCGGGGCACCTTGGTCTGTACTGGGCACACCGCTTGCCAACCGTTACGCGCGGCGACATCGGCGACGATGCGCGACAAGGGCACGTCTTCCCAGCTGCCGCTACGGGTGGTCTTGCCGCTGCCACGCATGTCGCTGGCCTTGCCGGTAATCACCAGGGTGTCCGGCGGCCCGGAGAAATCCACATCATCGACGACGTAGCGCCCGATGCGGGTCAATGAGGTTCCGGCGTAACCCATGTAGATCTCGATGCCGGCCCCGCGCGGCGGCAATGCCACGGCACCGTCGCGGTCATCGATGCGCAGCTCGAACTCGTCGGACTCCATGCCCGTCTTATCGGTGGTTTTCAGTTGCAGCAGCCGATCATTGATCAGCGTCGTGATGTCGGCACCGTCGGCGACGATGCGAAAGGCTGGGGTCATTGTTCTGTCCAAAAGAAAGCCCGCACAGGGCGGGCAAAAAAAGGCTCTTCACGGACTATCGGGAAAGAACCAAAAAAAAAGCCCTAGCATTTGAGGCTAGGGCTTTCTTGCCCGGCGTCGGGCTGTTTACTTCTGGTCGACTACATCACGCCGGCTGGAAATAGCCGGTCCCACTGCCGGAGAACTGCCCACTAATGTTCCCGGCATACTGCGCTGGATGGACCAGTGCGGCCAGCAGGCGCGGCCCTTCAAAAAGGTAGAGAGTGAGCGAACCTGGACTAATCGACAATTGCAGCGTCAACGGGACGCCGATGAGGTTCTCAGCATCAGGGACGGTGCCCTGTAGATAGAGACTGGAAATATTGATATTGGTACCCGTACCTGTCGCCTGGCCGACAAACCGCACTCGGGTTCCTTGCTGAGGAGCATTTGGTCCGATATCGGCGGGTGATGCACTAATCTGGATGGTTTCGGTCTGATTATAGCAACCGCAACCGCAACCTTCGAACGAGAAGTAGCCGCAAATGTTCTGCTGGCATCCGCATCCACACAACGATTGCGGGTGCACCTTCTGATCGAGGACCTCTTTTAGCGCCGGCTTCGCACTAGCAACCTCTTGCTGGCGCTTGATTTGTGCGTCAAAGGCAGCTTGCGATTGCTTTTTGAGCGCATCGACTTGCTCAGGTTTTATATCTTGAAAAGATGTCATGTCTAAAATCCTTTTTGTTTTTTCGAAAAGACCTGGAGACAGCCTCACTCGAACAGCGCACCTTCCAGGAGCACACCACGAACCCTTCGGCTCGCGGCTATCTCTTAAAACACAATCTGCAAACGCTTGCAACTACTTTGATGGTGGCACTCATGCCTTGGAAATGTCAGGCCCTATGTCGGTACAAGGCTAACGGCCCGGTGTGTGCTTGAAGATCAAGAACGACTTTCCCGGCAATCCGTGAGAAGCCCTAGCAGTTGAGGCTAGGGCTTTCTTGCCCGGCATCGAGCTGATTACTCCTGGTCGACTACAACCCCAGGTTGAATATGCCGGTCCCACTGCCGGAGAACTCCCCGCTAATGTTCGCGCCATATTGCGGAACCAGCGCAGTCAGCAGACGCGGCCCTTCAAAAAGGTACAGGATGAGCGAACCTGAATTAATCGACAATTGCAGCGTCAACGGGATACCGATGAGGTTCTCAGCATCAGGCACGATGCCCTGCAGGTAGACACCGGGGGAAATGTTAATGTTGGTACCACTACCTGTCACCTGACCGACGAACTTCACTCCGACTCCTTGTGGTTCGATATTGCCGAGTGACGAACTAATCTGGATGGTTTCGGACTGAGGATAACAACCGCAACCGCAACCTTCGAAGGTGAAGAAACCGCAAATGGTCTGTTGGCATCCGCATCCACACAACGATTGCGGGTGCACCTTCTGATCGAGGACCTCTTTTAGCGCCGGCTTCGCACTGGCAACCTCTTGCTGGCGCTTGATTTGTGCGTCAAAGGCAGCCTGTGATTGCTTGTTGAGCGCATCGATCTGCTCAGGTTTTATGTCTTGAAGAGACGTCATATCTAAAATCCTTTTAGTTTTTTCGAAAAGACCTGGAGACAGCCTCACTCGAACAGCGCACCTTCCAGGAGCACGCCACAAACCCTTCGGCTCGCGGTCATCCCTTAAAGCACAATCTGCAAACGCTCACAACTACTTTTTTGCGACACGCATGCCCTGGAAAACATGTAAGGCTCTATGTCGGTGCAAGGGTCGCGGGCCGGTGGTTGCTTGAAGATCAAGAACGACTTCCCCGGCAATCCGTGAAGAACCAAAAAAATGTCATCAGCGCGATGCATGGTCGTGAGCATTACCCCCACAACATCACCACCTCATCGGTGGGGGCCGGCAGATCCGGCAACACAATTACAATACCGGCCCGGTACGGTTGCGGCTGATCGGCCAACCCCTGATTGGCATCCAGCACCGCCTCGACGGTACCGCCGATGTGGCCGTAAGCGTGGTAACACAGGGTATCGAGCAGATCCCCGTCAGACGTTCTGCAGGTCGTCGCCATAGCGCACAAACTCCAAGGTGAACGCCTGCTTGCGCGGGATCCCGCCCTGCAGCAGCGCGCTCTGTTCTTCTTCGACGTTCTTCAGGCACCAGGTGCCCAGCACGTCGCCATAACCGGTGGTCAGGGTCAGGGGTTTCAACTGGGCACCGAGGCTGCGCAAGGTATCCAGTTGTTTGAGCCCGCCCTTGAACCCGGGAAAGATCGCGCCCTTGAGGGTGATCTTCTCTTCGCCCATGCCCACCGCTTGCTGTGCCGGTCGCCGGCTCAAGCGTTCCTGGGATGCCCAGCGAAACTCCGTCGAGCGCCGCAGTTCGTCGAAGGCGGCGGTGTCCAGGTTGAAGTAGTACGGCTGCGCCTTCGGATCCTGCGGCTGGATGATCAGCAAGTGCGGAAACGGCGTGACCGCCTCCGGCAACGGCGTGGCATCGCCGGCCAACGAACCGGTGGGCACGATGTTGGCCAGCGAGGGGCTGACCTTGCCGGCGATCTTGTTGATCGCGGAGGACGCCCGGGCGGCCTGCTCTTTCAGCTGCCCCATGCGCTCATCGATTTGTGACACAGCCCGCGTGGCCTTGTTGTACGTGGCCACCACCTGCCCCACTTTGGCCTGAGCGGCATTCACGCCGCGCATGACCCGTTGCAGTTTCTGACTGACCGCCGGGCCCACGATTGGCAAGCCTTCCAGCTCCGAGGCCGCGCCGCTGATTTCACTGATCGCGCCGTTGACCGGCCCCATCATGCCGTCCAGGCTACGGCGCCCGGTCTCCCCCGCCGCCGCCAGATTTTTCAGGCCCGCCTGCAGCTGTTCCATGTAGGCCATAGGCCCTCCTCGTTAGACATGCGGCTCGTCGTACAGCTTGCGGTTCTGCAGCTGCTGCGTGGCGTCGCGCATTTGCTGTTCAATGAATGGCCGCAGCTCGCGCGCCAATTGCGCCGGATCTTTCACGTCACCCTGCACGGTGATGCTCAGCGGGGCCTGGATCTCGACCCGCTGCTCGATCTTCGGCGGTTCGCTCTTGGTCGCAACCGGCACCGGGGCCAACAGCGCCGGCACACTGGATGCCGCCGGAGCGGTCAGTGATCGCGTCACATCGCCCAATGCAGCACCGTCGGTATCCCGTTCCGGCAACAGGCTTTGCCCGGCCGAGGGCTTTGGCGCCATCGGCGCACCGGGACTGCGTGGGCCACTGGCAGCCGCCGGCGCAAATGAGCGAGCAATGTTGCCCATCACCGGCGGCAGGTTCTGCCCGGCGTTGGCCATCATCAGCGGCCCGGCTGCGGGCACGGTCTTTAGCGAATCGTCCGTGCCGAACATCGATTTGCCCAAGGAACCACCGAGGGCATCACCGCCCATGTAACCGAGATAACCGCCGATCAATCCGCCGACGATGTTGCCAATGATCGGTACCGCCGCGCCGATGGCGGCGCCGGCGGCTGCCCCGGCCAACGTGCCGGCCAGTCCACCGGCGGCTTGTCCGTAGCCCTCGGCCTTTTCGTCCTGAGTCTCCGCATTTTGGTAGGTGTCCCACGCCTTGTAGCCAGCATCGGCTACCGCAAGTACGGCTGGACCTTTCATGCCGCTGAGGACTTTGGCACCGCGCCCGCCGCGTGCGCCCGCCTTGCCCGAACGCTCCGACTTACCTGCGCTGTCCATCCCGCCATCCAGTCCGCCGCCACCGGCGGGCAGATTGGTGACAATCACCTTCTGCGGAATGTTCGGGTTGCCCATCAGGGTGCCACGCCCGAGGTTCATCAGCCCCTTGCCCATCTTGAATGCACTGACCGCCGTCTTCAGGGCCATCAGTCCGGCCACGGCCGTACCAATGCCGGTCACCAGTCGCGGGGTTTCGTCGGAGAGCGCTGTGAGGCGTCGGGCGACACTGGTGATGCCATCGGCCACCGCATCGGTGACCGGCCGTATTGCGTCGCCAATGCTGCGCATGCCGTCGTCCATGCTCTGGGCCATCTCGGCCCATTTTTGCGAGGACGTCTGCCGGCGCTCGGCCAGATTCTTGTCGAGAATGCCGGTGGCGTCCGCCGAATCCTTTTTCAGCTGGTTGTACAGGTCCTTGTTCTGCATGTATGCGGTCAGGGCCGCCTTGACCTGCATGTCGGCAAACAGGTCACCGGTGCGCAGGGCCTCCTCGAGCGCGATGATCATGCCCTTGGCCTTTTCCGGATCGGTCTCCTTACTGATCTTGGCGGTGGCCTCGGCCATCGCCTTGGCCTTCTTCGGGTCGGTGGCGGCGATGTACTTCTGCGCCAATGCAAAGCTCGACTCCAGCGTCGACATGCCGTTCTGCAAACCGGTGGTCATTGACGCCTGGTAATCGATGCCGGCTTTGTTGTACGCCTCGACCGTGTCGCCCGAACCGATCTTGCCCATCCAGTTCTTCAGGTTGTTGGCCGCCTCATCGGCGCCGCCGGCCGTCTTCATCTGCACCTGCAGCATCGAGCCCAGCTGGGTCACCGCATCCATGCCGTAGATCTTCAGGTTGCCCATGTTGGCCAGCAGTTCAGGGAACCAGCGGGCCATGTCCGCCGATTCGAAACTGCCCGCCTGGCCCTGAAAGGCAATCGCCTCCAGCGCCTTCTGCATCATCGCCGGATCGGTGATCTTGGCGTTCTGTCCCAGGGCGTTGATCATCTTCGCGGTTTCGGTGCCGTCGGCCCCTTGGCCGACGACGAACTTGGCCGCCTTCGGCGCGTACTCCAGGGCCTTGCTCAGGTCCATGCCGGCACCGACCAGGGCGTTCACCACCTCGGCCACCTGGTTACGCGCCATGCCCGTGTCCTGCGACGTCGTGATGATCGTGCGGGACATGTCCTGCTCTTGCGCGGTGTTGGCAATGCCGGCCTTGATCGAGATGTCGCGGATGATCGCGCTGAAGTCCGCGCTGACCTTAGTCGGAATGGCCACCGCCGCCGTCAGCGCTCCGGCCTGACCGATACTGCTCTTGAGGCCGGACCGCCCCTCCTCCAGTTGGCGGTGCCCCAGCGCCTTCAATTCGGCCCCGGCCGCCACCCGGCCCATCGCGGCGTAAGCCTTGTTGAGCCGGCCGACCTCAATGCCTTGTTTCTTTAGCAGTTCGAGGTTGGATTCGAGCTTGGTCAGCAGCTTGTCCGCACCTTCGGCGCCGGCCATGTGCGCCTTGCGCCATTCCTCGCGCAGGCGGATCGTGTCGCCGATGGTGTTCTGCAACACCCGGGCTTTGCTGCCCACCGCGTCCAGGTGTTTGATCTTGCTTTCGACGTCCTTGAACGCTTTGCCCACCGTCGAATCGACGGCGCCGCCAATGACAAAGCCGAGCGCCATTTTGTTCGCCATGTGCGTGCCCTCTGCGTCGGAGAAATGGAAGGTGGCTCAATCCGTGAGCCACCACACCAGCTCGTTGAAGGGCATGGCCACGATTTCGGCCGCCGAGAACCCGGTCTCTTTGGCCACCCGTTTGGCCAGCGCCTTCAATGCGGTCGCATCAAACGCCGTCGTCCTGGACCAGACGAAAATAACCGGCCTGCAGGCGCATGTAGTCCACCAGCTTGAGCGCCATCAGGTCCGCCTCCGGGGTCTGGGTCAGTGAGGCAAACAGCGACATTTCGCGTTTCTCCTCATCCCCGTTGCAAGTAGCCTGCGCGGCCCGGATGTCGCGCACGCAGGGGGAGCGCAGGGTCATGCTGTCAACCAGCACACCGGAAAGTTCGGTGGGGTATCTGAGGGTGATGCGAAAGCCGTCTTCGGTGAGTTGCAGCCACTTGGGCAGTGGCTTTTCTTGAGTTGCTTGAGTCATGTGGATTTTTCCTTAGAGGCCCAGGGCCGAACGTTCTTCGGCGAGTTGATCGACGCCATCGACCACCAGCACCATGCCGACCATGTCGATCTCGTAAATCAACCGGCCATCGACTTCGAGCTTGTAATAGGTCAGCGCCATGTTGTGTTTGCTCTCGGCCTTTTCGCCGGCCTTCCAGTCGCCCATGTCGACCTCTTTCAGGCCGCCGCGCATGGTGACAATGACCGGCGTGACCTTGCCCTTGAGGCCCTTGAATGAAGCGCGAAATACCGCGTTGCACGCGGTACGATCCGAGAGGCCGAACCACTTCAAAGCCTCACGACGCACGCCATTGGTGGTGAACCCGGCTTCGAGTTTTTCCACGCCGGTCGGGATCTCGATTTCGCCGGCCATGCCGCCGCCCCGGTAGGTTTCGGTTTTCAGCACCACCTTAGGTAGGGTCAGACTCGGCATCTCACCGGCAAAACTCACGCCGTCGATAAACCCGGCGCAGTTGGACAGAACTTCAGGAATCATCAGGGGGCCTCCTTAGGCGGCTTCAAGCACTTCGGTCATCCATTCGTTGGTGACTTCGAAAAGGAAATTCGGGTTCTCGGCCGGCGGCACGTCGGTGAAGCGGATGCGCCAATACACCTTGCCCTGCTCGATCTGGCTGGCCGTGTTCAACTCATGGTCGGCGTACACCTCGAAGTTGATCACCGCGCCCTGGTTCTTCAGGTCGCGCATGAACGCCTCCAGACCGTCGGTGACGTCCTTGACGTAGGTCTTGGTGATCGAGCGGTCGACCGCCCATTTGTGACCGGCCTGCACCGCATCCATGAGGATGAACAGTGTGCGCACCCGGGTAACGAAGGCCCACTTCGGATCGCTGGACAGCGTGCGGTTGCCCCACAAGCGGTAACCGTCGTCGCGAATGATCGTGGTGATCTTGGCGTTGTTGAGCAGGTTGGCCCGGCAGGTTTCGTCGCCGTCCAGGTACTCGACGGCGCGGGTGGTACCGGTGATACCGACGAACTCCTTGTTCGATGGCGAGGCCCAAAAACCATAGGTCGCGTCGGTCCAGGCGAACAAGCCCGCCGTCCAGGCCGAGCCCGGCGCATCGACCGTCGCACTGGTGCCGGTGTCCCAGAACTGCACGCCCGGGTCGACCATGAACAGGTTGCGACTGCCGAAGTTGTCGGCATAGGCCATGGCGGCCTCGTCGGTGGTGCAGGGGCCGTCGATGATGCCGATGGCCCGCAACTTCTGCGCCAGGCCATCGAGCGCCGTGGCCACCGCCTGCGTGGCCGAATGCCCCGGCGCGATCAGCAGCCGCGGCTGCGCGTTGAACAAGCTTTTGCCATCGAGCAACGCCTGCAGGCCGGTCCGCTGACCCGAGGCCAACACCCCGCCGATGATCGCCGAGGTCTGCAGTGCGGCGTCTTCCAGCTTGGGCACGCCGATGGCCACGATCACCGCCTTGGCTTTGGTGTAGATCGCCAGGCAAGCCTTGGTGATGGCCGCACCGGCGCCGAAGGCGGCAATGGCTTCGCGTTCGGTGGTGATCAGCTTCAACTCGCCGGCCTTGGCCGTGCCGCCACCGAGAACGCCCGGGGTGAAGGTGTCACACAGTCCAATGATCGACGACGACGGCAGCGAGATGGTGCGTGCGCCGGTATCGACCGACGTGGTCGTGACGCCGTGAAAGAAACTCATAAGGCTCTATCTCCAGAAACGACAAAGCCCCGCATAAGCGAGGCCGTAAGGGCTGTTCGTGTGACGCGTAACGGAAAAGAAAACGCCCCGTCAGTGCGGGGCGTTTATTCGATCTGGTCCATCAGCCAGTGAGGCGACAACGGTCGATGCTCAATCAGTGGAAACTCCCCCGCCTCCGGCCAGTTGCGAAGGGCCCGGCGATATTCCTGAAGTTCAGCGTACCGCCCAGGAGTCAATGTAGGCTCGATACCTTCCTCCACTTCGTCGCGATGGCGCGATACCACACCATCCGTTTCAGATAGGCACTTATCCCGCCAGGCCCGCTCGACAGCGGCCAATTCTTCATCATTTGGCGGGGGCGGATCCACCAGCCCCGGAAAGCCATCATCACCCCAGACAATAACCTTGCCTTCCGACTGGCCCGCCAGAAGTTCGCGATGACGCTCGACAGGAATTTCAACCACGTCATCCGGTATAGAAGCGTGAATAGATACATCGTAAAAGCCGCGAGTGGATTTTGAAGCGAACATAAAAATTCTCCTTAGTAACCGATGGCGAGCCATGAAGAGGTAATTGCGCCCGAGTAGGTGTTTGCAATTGACATTGAAGTCAACCCCCAACTGTGAGCACTTACTCGGTAGCTCCCGCCAAACGTATCCTTGGCGTTTGCAAATGCCTGAAAGCTTGCTGTTGGGAAGGCAATAGGGAATGTTGCAGTTGTATTCGCTCCATTAGCGGCGAGTATTGACCCCCACTGAATAATCAGGCCGCCCAGCCAGCTAGGAAAAACCACATAGCCATTAGAGCCCTTGAGGATCTGGAAACCCCAGCGCAGCTTTTTCGGTGTCACGATAGTGGCATCATCGGCGCCGGCATCGGTCAGTGCCTGCGTCGCAATCTTGGCCGTTCCCAGCTTTATTTCTGTGGCTTGCGTCGCCAGAGCCTCAAGCGCCGCTATGTCGATGTTTCCCTGATTGATCGGCGCGTTCCAGGCCTTGATGCACCAGATCACCGCCAAGTTTCGGCCACGGGTTTCGGTCGATGTCCGAGCTACGCGCGAGGCGTCAAACGTGTAGACATCACTCGCATTGTTCGTCGTACCAGTAGTTGCGAGAGCAGTAGTGCCAGCCACTGCGCCCGTTTTTTCGGCACCAGCAAACCCTCCGGTGGCACCACCTACGATAAGCGTGCCGCTCCCTCCGACGTTGGCTGCTCGCGCGGTTAGGGTGCCCGTAATGTTCTGCAACGCGTCTAGCTGATAGCTGCCAATCTCTCGGCCTGCATCAACCCCGCGCCCATGATCCCAGCCACGCAGGAACTCGCCGCGCGATTCCGGCAGGCGGAAGTTGCCGGCACCTTCGTCCCCCTTGTTGAAGGCCGTACCGAGGAACGTCGCCAGATCCGGATAGGCCGCAATACTCTTGACGCTGCCGTCCAGCTCCAGAAATCCGGGAGCGACCTTATCCAGTGGAAACGCCACGGTGGCCCCCACCGGCAACGCCGAAGACTGGGCAATCATCGCCTCGATTTGGGCCTTGGTGTAGCTGTCCGTGATGCCCATCCCGGCCAACGTGCTCGGGTTATCACCCGATACCACAAGCCCCCGATCATTGGTCTTGACCCGGGTCCATTCGCCGGACGCCTTGTTCTTCGGCAGCACTTCCAGAATGGCCGCGTCAACGTAGGCCCGCGAGGCCAACACAATCGCCGGATCGATCTTGAGGGTGATGTTGCCGGTGCTGGTGACGATGAAGTTCATCCGCACGATTTGTGTGCGGCCCGAGCCTTGCGACAGGATCGGCTTGAAGCTCGGCGCACAGTTGGCCACCGCCACCAGATCGCCGTCCGCGTCGTACAGGCCGATTTCGCGAATCCACTTACCGCCCTCATCGGCCGGGATAATCTGCTCGGCGATCAGCACCGCCGGGTTGATCGGATCAATCTTGAGCTGATTCAGCGGCCGGCGCCGCCATTCGTTGATCAGCGTGGTTTGCGCGGCATTGGGGATCGGGTCGGTGTTGTTGGCATCGCCCACGCCCATTTCGGTGATCTTCCAGGGAATGCCGAGCGCGTCGGCGTTCGCCTGCTTGGCCATGCCCACGTTCGTGAGGATGGCGAAAAACTGCGAATTCACATCAATCATGGTAAACGTCCAGGGTGTCTATGGAGTGTTCGCGCCCCACCACGCCAAAGCGGCCCGTGACCTCGATGTCACGCATCACCGGCGGGTAAACGTCGATTTCGTCGCCTTCGTACAGGGCGACACTGATGTTCAGATTGCCTTGGGTTTCGAGGCTGATCGCCAGCCCGGTCAGGTGCCGGGTGACCGGCTTGGCGTCGTCGATCAGGCGCTCCAGCTCCTGATACATTTCCTCGGTAATCCCGGTATCTAGAACGCCAACCTTCAACGCGAAGGTACCCGGTACGCCTTGCGGCACCGTGTTGAACCACTCGACGATCTCGATCAGGTAACCCAGCGGCTCGACCACCCGGCGCAGCGCGCCGATGGTGCCCTTGTGCGCATGAATGTAGAACGAGGCCTTGATCGCAGCCCGCTTGACCGGCTCCGACCAGTTGGGATCCCAGCGGTCGACCGACCAGGCCCAGGCCAGGTGTGGCAGCAGGTGAACCGGACAGGTGTCGGGGTTGTACAACGTGCGCAGCGGGATCAGGGTCTGCTCAGCGAACGTCGCCTCGATGGCGCGCTCCAGTGGCGTGCTGTTGAGCGGTAAAAGACTGCGCATTTCAACCTCCCAGCACGACGCTGTATCCGGTGCAGAACGCCGCCTGCGCCTTGGTCGGCTTCAGATCTTGCCAATCCGCAAGCTCCACCCGGGCGACACCGGCGACGTGCAACTGGGCATCGACGCCGGAGCGGGCCACCTCAAGCCCCAGCCGCCGACGCGGATTGATCCACGCCTCCAGACGCTTGATCGCCTCGACGAGCGCGGCATCGTTTTCCGGGCCGGCACCTTTCATGTGCAGCACCGCATCGATGCGGTAGCGCAGGATCTCGGCGCCCCGCACCGTCACGCGGTCACCGACCGGGCGCACGTCGTCATCATTTACGGCGGCGGCGACCAGCATCAGCAGCTCGGGACTGGCCTCGCCGTCACCCTCCAGGCCCAACACGGTCACATCGACACAAGCCGGCGCCGGGCTTTCCGCCGTGGCATCGGCGACCAGCGCCGATGCATTGCGGGCGTGCAGGATGTAGCTGTTGCGTGGCCCGGCGGTGGTCAACCCTTCATAGGCCAGCTGCACCCGTTCACGCAGTGCATCGTGCGATTCCATCACCGCCTCAACAGCTGGGACGGTCAGTGGATCCGCTGGCTGAATCACCAGACGTTTGAGATTGACGTTGGCCGCCAACTGATCGAGATCGCCCCCCGTGGCGTAGGCCAGCATCTGAGCCTTGGCCGCGTCGTTGACCCGTGCCCGGTTGCCCAGCTTGATGTAGCTGCCGACCTCCAGCAGCTTGGTGACCGGGTCGCTTTCCAGTGAGGCCGTCCAGTTGTCGCCCATGTGTCCACGGAACACCTGCAGCGCTTCGTCGTACACGACTTCAAAGTCCAGCGGCTCCAGCACCTCCGGTGCCGGCAACTCCGACAGGTCCACCAGGGTACTCATACCCAAACCTCCAACGTGCCGCGCACACCGAGGTATTCGCCGCTGATCTGCATATTGATTTGCCCGCCCAGCACGGACACCACGCGCAACCGTTCCAGTTTCAGACGCGGTTCCCACAAGCCCAAGGCCCGAGCGGCTTCAGCCTGCGCGGCGCTTTTCCAACCTTCGTTGATAGGCAAATCGACCATGCGCCGCAGCTTGCTGCCGTACTCCGGACGCTCGCGCCGACTCAGCAGCGGCGTGCCGAGGATGTCTTCAACGGACTGGCGTAAATGCTCGATGCCGGAGATGGGCTGCCCGGTGTGGCGATCCATTCCGATCATCGGGATTACTCCTTGAGCAGCTCGAATTCGGCGTGGGTCTTGAGGTAGTTCAGCGCCAGGTCATCCGAGGTGTTGACCGAGACAGCGCCCTTCACCACAGCCAGCGTCCGATCATCCGGCAGGATCAATGTGCGGGAGGTGTAAAGGGTGTCGCTAAAAGTCGTAGTTCTTGTGGGTGCTGTATCGGGGAAACCCTGAGCAATAGGGATCAGCCCTAGTACCGGCGATCCTTCCTCCAGCGTTTCTGCATCAGATTTTGGCTTGCTCATGAAAATCTCCGGGCAAGAAAAAGCCCGCGCGCGGCGGGCAGAGTTAAAAGTTGTCGTTAGTGCGAGTGATGGTTGCTGTTGCCAGCGGTGTCGAGAATTGCCCCGTCGCTGCTGATGTTCTGCGTCGCGTGCAACGGGCCGTCGATGTTCACCGGCCCCTTGATGTTCACGCTCGCCTCCAGGTTGATCGTGCTGGACTTTACCGTCACGGCGCTGTCCGTCACCTCGGTCTGGGTGGCCCCGACCTTGATCGTGACCGTGCCGCTGGGCAGGCTGATGCTGTAGCTCTTGGCCTGCCAGTCGTAGACCAGCGAACCGCCATCGTCGAAACGCCACACTTCGACATGGTCGCGATTATCCGGGGGCGGACCACCGTTGCCGTACAGCCCGGGAATGAACGTGCCTTGCGCCACGTCACCGCTGGCACTGATCAAGGTGCCCTGCTCGTTCAGGCTGGGTGCCCGCCAATGCCGCGCCTTGCCGGCAGCGACGCTGTGCCAGCGCACCCAGCCACTGACCCATTCCCCGTCGGAGACTCGGCACACCGGTGGCGATGCGGCGAGGTCCACCGCCACCACGTAACAATCCTTGACCACACCCGCGAGCATGCGGTCGTGCTGCGCGCTGGCATAACTCATTGCGCCTCCTCAGGCCGCACCTCGCCGTCACCCGGTTCAATGTTCAGGACCAGGGTGCCCGGCGGCTGATCCGGCCATGGCCACTGGGCTTCGCCGAGGTAGATCTGCTGCGTCCACTCCACCACCCAGACGGTGTAGCCATCCAGTTCGGGTTTGGTCCAGTCCTGCATGGCCTGGACAAATTCAGACGGCTCCACCGCCACGCCCCAGCTCTGCATTCGCAGCAACACCGCCAGCTGCCCCGCGAGGAATACCGCCTGCTGGTGATGATCCGATTGGATCGGATCGGTGATCACCCGCGCTTCGAACTTGCAGGCCAGCCCCATTTCACCGGTGCCCGGGTCTTGGCCCGGTTCCATTTCCGCCAGCTCGACAAACACCGCCGGCAACGCAACGCGGTCTTCGATGTTCGGCCACACCGCGACCGTCTGCACGCCCGGCAAGTGCGCCCGGATGTGTTGCTTGATGGCTTGGTACAACTGCTCAAGGCTGAACGGTTCATCCGATTCATCCGTCACGTCATTTCCCCTTCAGGTACTTTTGCAGTTCAAAGTTGAGCTCCTGCTGCAGGACGTGCAGCAGCTGCGCATCGGCCTTGCGCACCCAGCTTTCAAAATGCGGCCGGGCCTGCTCCAGCGAGACCTTGGCCTTGGCCAGCGGAAAGCGGCTGTCGTGCTCGGCAATCCAGCCCGAACTCGCCCCGCCTCGTGCACTGACGTTGCTGTCTGGGTAGTCGTCGGCATTGAAATGCTTGCTGGCCGTGCGGATCCAGATGTCCGCGCGGTTGCCGTAGACCTTCTTGAAAAAGGCCCCTTGATAACGGCGCCCCGCCACCGATACACCGGACTGGCCCTGTCGAGGATTGCCGATCCGGCTCGCCTCGATGGCATTGAGACCAAACCACAGTTTGCCGCTGTTCGCTCCACCGCTGACCGGGTAAGCTCGCAGACGCTGCCGCACAGCAGCGACCGCAATGCGCTCCTGTCGGCCAACGGCGCGGGCAATTTGCGTGGCGAGCCATCGCAGAGTTTTGTTGATGGCTCGCCGCTGTGCAGCAGCAGCGGCCTTGGGCACCAAGGCGGCGAAATCCTGAAAGGCTTTCAGGTCTGCCGCCGAGGTTTGCAGGGAGATCATTCCGCCGCCGGCCGAGGGTTTGAAGTAGCTCTTAACGCTCATGCTTTGGCCCTCAAAAGCAACGCTACCCAACCGGTGCCGTCTGGTTCCAGTTTCACCAGGTCATAGTCACCACCGCCATCCTGTACCGGCAAATCGATGACCACTAACTGCCCCGGCTCAATGCCCACGGCATCACTGACGCGGATCTCGAACTGCGGCTCCCGCAGGGCGGTGTTGATCCGCCCCATGCGTGGCTGCAGCCAGGGCGCCGAAAAGAAGCCGGCAATCTCGCGACCGTCGACCAACCCAATGTCGCCCAGGTCATCCAGCACCAGGGCGTCCATGTCGTCGCTCAACTCCCGAAAGCGCACAGTTACGCACCGTCGTCAGAGCTGTCGTCGGTATCACCGGTGACGGCCTGAGTTTGACGCAGCAGCTGTTGCGCGAGCGGATCCTTGATCGAGGCGATGCGCCCCTCGGCGAGCAGCGCGTCTGCCACCTCCTTGCTCGGCGGGTTGTACGGCTCGCCTTTCATGACCACCGTGCGCCCATCCTGCACGCAACCGTCGATTACGAGGAATTCGTCTTTTTTGGCCATGTCACACCACCTTGGCGTAGATGAAGGCATCCGGCTCCAGCAAGCCGGCCAACGCGGCGCTCTGCAGCTTCAACCAGCGGGCGCTCGGCTCTTGGGTCACCCAGCTTTTCGGGAAACGTGCGGCTTCGACAAGACCGCTCTCCACCGCCTCCAGATCCTGGATGGCGCCGTAGAGCATGGC